TATATTTTCATATTGAAGCAAAAATAAGAAAATTCATTGATAAAGAAAGGTATAGAGTCCCTCAATATGTTATTGAAGGAATTAAAAAAGGAGAAAGAGAAAGATTATACTTTTCAGAACTAGAGAATTTTGAGATTGAGGATGAAAACATAGAAATAGATAACTTAGAAAATAAAGTTCTTGTAGAAAAGTTATTAAAGTATTGTACAAAACAAGAAAGAACAGTAATAAAATATTTATTTTTTGAAGATTATTCAGGAGAAGAAGTAGCTAAAAAACTTGGAATGTCAAGGCAGTGGGTACATAGTATAAAACATAGAGCATTTGAAAAAATTAGAGAAAATATTAAAAGTCCTAGAAATTTCTAGGGCTTTTTTTGTATATGTTTTTGACAAAACTTAGTAAATATAATACAATATACATCATAAATTTTATTAGGAGGGACAAAATGAAAAAAATTTTGTATGGAGTTATTGGAGTAATAGTAGTTATAATTTTGTTTTCAATGTTTGGAGGAAATGATAGTTCAATATCTAAATCCAATTCTGAACCAAGTAAAAAAGAGGAAACAAAAAAATATTTACAATTAGGGGAAACTGGGAAAAGTGGTTATTTTGAAGTAACTGTAAATTCAGTAGAAGTCGTAAATAGCAAAAAGATTGATGACTTTGAAAGTTTAAAACCTGAAAAAGATTCTAAGTACTTAATAATCAATATGACTTTTAAAAATGTTGATAAAGAAAGTAGAACAATCTTTGAAGGCTCTGTGTACATTGATTATAATGGTACCAAGTACGAATATGACCACACAGAAACATTCTTAGTTGATGGTTGGGGAGTTTTCTTTGATAAATTAAATCCTCTAACTTCTAAAACAACAAATATAGTTTATAAAATTCCTGCTGAAATAACAGGAGAAGCTGTATATAAAACTGGAAGTGGAGTAGATTTTAATCTAGGAACTATAAAATAATAATTAATAAAATATTTTTTGTTTCAAAGATAAAAAGGGCAAGTTAGATTGTCCTTTTTGTTTTTATAAAAATATTTCTTGACAAACAGTAATTAAAATTTTATAATAGGATATCCAATTTGGATATCCTATTATAAAAAGAAAGAGAGGTGACAGTAATGGAAAAAAAAGACAATCAGTTTAGAGTTAGACTAAGTCAGGAAGAAAACAATTTACTTGATTTATGTGCTAGAGAAACAATGTTAAAAAAATCAGATATAATTAGGTTAGGAATTAAAAATATAGCTGAAAAAGGAAAAAATGAAAAATATTTAGAGAAAATAAAAACTCTAAAATCTCTTTATGAAGAATGGAAAGTTTTAAAAGATGTTATTGCTAGTATAGCTATACAAAATGATCCATATTTTTCTCTATATAATCCTCCAACAAAGGGACTTAAAATTGCACAGATTCAAAGACAATTAAATTCTATTGAAGTTCAAGTGAAAGAACTATTATCAACTTCTGAGGATATGTTTGATAAAAAATCATCTGAAATAGATGAACATATTGAAGCAATGAAAGAAGAAATATTTGTGGCATATATACATATATTAATTGAAAAAGATAAAAGAATGCCACAAGAAAATCTGAAACCAAAAATAGAGGAATTTCAAAAACTAGCTGTAAAAAAAGTTTTTCTGATAGATGAAATTAAGAAATTCCTTATAAAAAAAGACTTGAAAGGGGGTAGAAAAATGTCTAAAGAAAATAATTATATCAATTTAAGTGAAGACTATGAACTTAATTATGCTTTAAAAAGAAATGGGAAAAGTGAAACTGAGCTTAATAGAAATCTCTTAAAAATAGAAATTGAAACTTATAAAATGGAAAACGATGTTTCTAATATTAGACATGATGAAGTAGATAAAATTATATCTAATTCTGATGGATATGAAGTAAAAGATTAAAAAGGACATTGTCCACCCTGAGAAAGTATACAATGTCCTAATGAGTAAGAAGTTTCCTACTTATGCAATATATTATAGCATATTAGGAAACTTCTATCAATTAATTTTGAAAGGAGTAAAATTATGAAAAAATTAGTTATAAAAGATAATTTAACAAGTTTAGAATTAGTGACTGAAATAAATAAGTTTAGAAAAAAAGAAGGAAATAAAAATGAACTTCTACATAAAAATCTTTTAACAATAATTCGTGATGAATTTGAAATAGAAATTTCACGGCTAGAAATTCAGCCGTCAACATATAAGAGTAGTAGAGGTAAAGAATATCCTTTATTTATCCTAACACTAAATCAGGCTAAGCAAGTTTTAATGAGAGAAAGTAAGTTTGTAAGAAGGGCAATAATCCAATATATAGAAAAGTTAGAACAAGCATTAAAAGGAACTGCTAAGGTGGAAATGACTAAACTACCTTTTGAATATAAAGTTGAAGTTAAAAATCAGTCTGAATTAATAAAAATATATCAAACTGAAAATAAAACTTATTATATTAAAGCTAAGGATTTATGGAGAAAGCTAGAAATTAACCAATATTTTAGAAGTTGGATAAATAAAAGAATAGAAAAATATGATTTTATTGAAGAATTTGACTTTATAAATATGAAAGATGACTATGCTTTAACATTGGATATGGTAAAAGAATTATGTATAATAGAAAACACTATAAATTCTAAGTTAATTAAAAAGTATATAATAATTTTTGAAAGACATTTAAAAGAAGAACAAATGTTAATGGTTGAGCAGATGAAAGAAAGATTTAAAAATAAAAAGGTAGCTTATATACTAAATCATAATAGTGCAGTAAGAAAATGTGCTAATGAAGTTATTGAATTTACTAATAGTTTAAATATAGGAAAAGTTATAACATCATTGAATAAGGAAAAAATTGTAAATTTATGTGTAATGTTGAAAGCCTATGCTTTTCCAATAGAAATGGATAAAAAATTTGGAATAAATGAAGATGGATTGATAGAATTTAATTACTATCCTATAATTCAAGTTTAAGGGGAGTTCATTATGAACTCCTTTTGTATTGTCAATTAAAGTAAAATATGTTAATATAATTAAGAGAAATACGACTAGGAGGAGAAAATGGCTAAGAAATATATAAGCGTAGCTCAAGCATCTAATAGGCTAAATGTTTCCATAGGGACGATATATAATTATTGTAAGACTGGCACATTAGGGTATAGGTGTATAAAAAATTCAAAAAGATATACTTGGCAGATTGACTTAGAAAGTTTAGAATTACTTGAAAAAAATAATTCACATAAAAGTATCCTCCAAGTTAAAAATGATTTTCAATATAGTTTATTTTAAGAGAGTTTTTAATTTTTAAACTCTCTTTTTTTATTGCAAATTTTATAAATATTACAAATATTACAACACATAAAAAAGAAAAAAGTTATAACAATATAGAAACAAAAATGGAGGTGCTTTATGGATTTAGAGTTATTAAAAGCTAAAAAGCTATATGCACAAGGAAAAACAGCAAAAGAAATAGCTAGTGCTTTAAATAAATCATTAGGCACTATCTATCGTTGGATAAAAGATAACAAAGAAGAATTTGAAGAAGCTAGGAAACTAGCAGGAATGACTTTAGATGATGTAGTTGATTTACTTGATGAAACTCACAAAAAAATATTAATAGAAATCTCTAAAAATCCTGAACAATTTCGAGATCCAAAAACTGCGGATGCTTTGGTCAAAGTTGCAAGTGTTGTAGAGAAAGTAACAGCAAGAAGTGAAAAGAAAAAAGAACAAGCTAAAAAAGAAGTTGAAGAAGAAAGAGGGGTGTTGAT